ATAATACTAATTTTATTGTTGATAATATGGGATTAGATATACACGTTCCTATAAATGGTGATCTATTAATAGATGTATATTTACGTATTAAATTAGACGCATCTACTCAATGGGATTATTCAGGTAATAGTGGTTCTATGGCTACAAATACTTACGCATTAGAAACATTTGTAAATATAATAGATACTGTTCAATTTATACATAATAATAAAGTTATAAGTGAATTAGATAGTTTATATATTTTATCTTATTATGACTTATATTTAAATCAGCAACAGAAGAATGAATTAGTTCCTATGGTATCATATGAATATGCTAAAATTGGTGCTCAATCGTCAGCATCATCACCGTCATTTATAAACTTATATGTTCCTTTACCATTTTGGTTCCACAAATCACCAATGAACGCATTTCCATTATGGGCTATAAAAGATAATAATATTACTATAAGAGTTACTCTTAAACAATTTAAAGGACCATCTACACGTGCTATAAGAGATATTGAATGTTTATATAAATATGGTTTTTTAACACCTGAAGAAAAGGAACGCTTTACAAGCTTACCATTAGAATATATTATTAAACAGGTTAATAGAGTAGATAGAGTGCGTGTTACTGCGAATAGCACTTATAAGGTGACTATACCACAAACACATTATATGGAATATTTAATGTGGAATATATCATTAATGGAGGGATATCAAAATACCAACAATAATATAGCTTTTAGAAAACTGATAGATGGACTTAAGAGAGCATCTATAAACATTAATGGAAATATGTTAGTTGACACAACTAGCGATTATTATAAATTAGTTCAAAGATATGAACATTTTAAGTGTGATAGTGCTTTTAAGATTTATGAATATAATGATATAAGTTCAGCACAATCATTAATATTACATCCAAATGAATATAATACATATCCATTCTATTACTTAAATAGTTTAGGTAGTAAGTTTGTTCCAATATTACCATTATATACTTATTCATTTGGTTTAGAACCTGTACAGAATAAAGATACTGGCTTCTTAAGTACTGAACAATTTACACATAGTCAATTGACATTGGAGTTTAATAATTTAAGTGATATAACTAATAATAATCTACAATTTGCTGAATGTAATGTATATTTAGTTCGTCATAATATTATAAGAATAAAAGATGGCATATTGAATGTATTATTTGCTTAAGAATGAAAAATTATATTTTCTCGTAAAAATATTTTCTATTGTTATTATATAATATTTAATTCAAAATGGCTGGTGGTTTAATGCAATTAGTTGCTTATGGTGCTCAAGATATTTATTTAACTGGTAATCCACAAATTACCTTCTTCAAGGTCGTCTATCGTCGTCACACTAACTTCGCAGTTGAAGCTATTGAACAAACTTTCAATGGTGCTGCTGATATTGGTCGTCGTTTCACTTGTACAATTGCTCGTAATGGTGATTTATTACATCGTTTATACTTACAAGTTGATCTTTCAGCTGTTACTAACGTTGGTAGTAACGGTTTCTTAGGTTTCCAATTATTAGACTATGTTGAAGTTGAAATTGGAGGTCAAGTCATTGATAAACAATATGGTGAATGGATGGCTGTTTGGTGTGACTTAACTCATACTTTAGACCAAGCTATTATGTTAAGTCAATTATTAGATGGTGCTAATACTGCTAATACTTCATTAGATAGATTACATGTTCCATTACAATTCTGGTTCTGTCGTAACCCAGGTTTAGCATTACCATTAATCGCTCTTCAATATCACGAAGTTAAGATTAATGTTCAATTTGTATCAACTGCTCCTAATTGTGTTGGCCCTGTTGGTTCAACATACTTACAAAATACTACCGTTTGGGCTGATTATATTTTCTTAGATACTGATGAACGTCGTCGTTTCGCTCAGGTATCACACGAATATTTAATTGAACAAGTCCAATATTCAAATGCTTTAACTATTGCTGCTGCTGCTACTACTACTCAACATGAATTACGTTTCAACCATCCTGTTAAAGAATTAGTTTGGTTAGTTGATCCATCATCATCAGTTACTACTTTTGATGGTTATTTAATTAGTTCAACTGCTTTATTACAATTAAACGGTCAAGATCGTTTCAAACGTCGTTCAGGTGATTATTTCACTAAAGTTCAACGTTACGAACATCACACAGGTGCGGGACGTTCATATGTCTTAAACGCATTAACAGGTGCTGCTGGTAATCCAAACTTTAACACAGTTTTACCAAATACTCACGTCTATTCATTTGCTCTTAAACCAGAAGAACATCAACCATCCGGAACTTGTAACTTCTCACGTATTGATAACGCAGTATTAAACTTAGAATTCTTAGCTGCTAGTTCATCATCCGCTATTCCATCATCAACTATTCCATCAGGTGGTGCTGTCTTAAAAGTCTATGCTGTCAACTACAACGTCTTACGTATTATGTCAGGTATGGGTGGTTTAGCATACTCTAATTAAGAAGTTTACTTATATGTCATTCTCATTACATAAATATTATGAGAATTACAAAAAAAAATCTATAGTAATAGTATAAATATAAAGAAATATGGCTGGTGGTTTAATGCAATTAGTTGCTTATGGTGCTCAAGATATTTATTTAACTGGTAATCCACAAATTACCTTCTTCAAAGTCGTTTATCGTCGTCATACTAACTTCGCAATTGAAGCTATTGAACAAACATTTAACGGTTCTGCTGATTTAGGTCGCCGTGTTACTTCTACTATTGCTCGTAATGGTGATTTATTACATCGTATTTATTTACAAGTTGATGTTGATTTATCAAATACAAACCCAGCTTTAGCGGCAGGTGTTTTCTCATATTATGGTTTTCAATTATTAGACTATGTTGAAGTTGAAATTGGAGGACAAGTTATTGATAAACAATACGGTGAATGGATGGCATTATGGTGTGATTTAACTTTACCATTTGACCAATCACGTATGTTAGAATATATGGTAGACCCTACTGAATTTGGTATATCAAATGCTGATCCAAATCGTTTACATATTCCATTACAATTTTGGTTCTGTCGTAATCCAGGTTTAGCATTACCATTAATCGCTTTACAATATCACGAAGTTAAGATTAATGTTCAATTTGAACCAGCTTCTATATTCTCAACAAATGCTATTCCATATACTACAACCGGACAATATTTACAAAATGTAACAATATGGGCTGATTATATCTTTTTAGATACTGATGAACGCCGTCGTTTTGCGCAAGTGTCACACGAATATTTAATTGAACAAGTTCAATTCTCAAATGCTTTAACAATTAACACTAATTCAACAACAGTTCAACACGAATTACGTTTCAATCATCCAGTTAAAGAATTAGTCTGGTTAATTGATCCATCAAATAATACAGCAAACTTTACAACATATCAACCTTGTTCAGATGCTTTATTACAATTAAACGGTCAAGACCGATTTAAGCGTCGTTCCGGTGATTATTTCACTAAAGTTCAACGTTTTGAACATCATAGTGGTTGTGGTCGTTCACTAAATTCAACAGATAGATCATCAACTGAAGATGAAAGTAATGTATTCGCTCAAACACATATTTATTCATTTGCTCTTAAACCAGAAGAACATCAACCATCAGGTACTTGTAATTTCAGTCGTATTGATAATGCTGTATTAAACTTATCATTTGCTACTTCACGGGCGGCTGGTTATCCAACCGTTGCTCAAATTGCGGCTGGAACTGTATTGAAAGTCTATGCTGTCAATTACAATGTTCTTCGTGTTATGTCAGGTATGGGTGGTTTAGCATACTCTAATTAAGAAATATGTTATTTATATTTTATATAAGATGTAAATAACAACTATAAAATAAAATATATTTAAAATATAAGTTATACTATATCGTAAAAAATGACAGGAAGTTTAATGCAACTAGTCGCTTATGGCGCTCAAGATACATATTTAACAGGCAATCCACAGATAACATTCTTTAAAGTTGTATATAAGAGACATACAAACTTTGCGATGGAATCTATTTCTCAAACAATGAATGGAACAATAGGTTTAGGAAATACATTCAGTTGTATATTAGGACGAAATGGTGATTTAGTTCATCGTGTATATTTAGAAATGACATTTAATCAAGATATAAGTAATGCGTGGCGTGTAGGACATCAAGTTATAGATAATATTGAAATTGAAATTGGAGGACAAGTAGTAGATAGACATTATGGTGAATGGATGGATATTTGGACACAATTATCACATACTGAAGCTAATTGGCAAAAATTAGATAGAATGATAGGAGGGTCATTAAAGGATAGCAATAATCCAAATTATACTAAAGTGTATGTTCCTTTACATTTTTGGTTTTGTCGTAATCCCGGTTTAGCATTACCTTTAGTAGCATTACAATATCACGAAGTTAAAATTAATATTCAATTGAATAATTCATTCTTAGTAACATCTGGTAGTTCATTCACCCCATCAAATGCTCAATTATTATATTGTGATGTTTATGTAGATTATATATATTTAGATACTGATGAACGACGACGTTTTGCTCAAGTATCTCACGAATATTTAATTGAACAAGTTCAATATTCAAATGGTATTAGTATAACACCTAATTCAAGTACTACAAATAAATTATTTTTAAATCATCCTGTAAAAGAAATAGTATGGGTTGCTAAAGATAATAGTGGAACAAGACATCCATTTGATTTTTGGGCTTCTCAAGGTTCATTATTAGATAATACAACTATAGCACAAATTCAGTTGAATGGACAAGACCGTTTTCAACAGAGAGATGGTAGTTATTTCCGTCTTGTTCAACCATATCAACATCATACAGGTGGACATAATCAACAAGCTAGTGATCCATCAACAAATAGTAAGCCATTAGGTGGATTTTATGTATATAGTTTCGCATTAAATCCAGAAGAACATCAACCAAGTGGAACTTGTAATTTTAGTAGAATTGATAATGGAACTTTAGAAATTAATACTGGTTCAAGTGCGAGAGTATTACATTATTACGCAGTAAATTATAATTTGTTAAGAATAATGAGTGGAATGGCGGGCGTCGCATTTTCAAATTAATTTTTGCGTATTTTTAAAATATATATGACGAATATACGTAATATATACTTAAAGATTTCATATATAAAATTGGTTATAGAAACACTCAAAATGGCTAAAAAATCTACTCCTGCTCCACAAGCAACTCCAGCTCAAACCCAACAATCTGCTCCAGCTACTCCAGCTCCAGCACAACAAGCAGCAGCAACAACTACTGCTCCAGAAAAGAAAGCACGTGCTCCTTCAAAGAAGACTGATGCTTCTCCTGCTCCAGCTCAACAAGCAGCACCTGCTACTCCAGCACCAGTACAACAAGCAGCAGCACCAGCTAAAGAAAAGAAGGCTCGTGCTCCTTCAGCAAAGAAGGAAGAATCTACTCAACAAGCAGCAGCACCAACTACTCCTGCTCCACAAGCTTCAGGTGAACAATCACATGAAGAACAACCACAATCAGTTGAAGTTTTATTCCAAACTTTAGTTAGTCAAGCTGAAGCTTTAATGGAAACTCAAAAAACTTGGTTAGCAACCTTACGTCGTGCTGTTAAATGCTATACTCGTGAAAGTCGTGAAATGGCTCGTGCTAATGCTCGCTTAGCTGCTAAACGTGCTCGCCGTCAAAATGGTGGTGATGGTCAAAAGCGTGCTCCATCAGGCTTCCAAATTCCAACAAGTATTTCAGATAATTTATGTGATTTCTTAGGTGTCGCACACGGAACTAAGATGTCTCGTAATGTTGTTACTAAGCAAATTAATAACTACATTCGTGAACATAATTTACAAGTTAAGGAAAATCGTCGTAGTTTTGTCCCAGATACTAAATTAGGTGGTATCTTAGGTAAATTACAAGATGTTGATGCTTCAACTGGTTTCACTTATTTCAACTTACAACGTTATATTTCACGCCACTTCACTTCAAATGCTGCTTCAGCAACTACTGCTAGTTCAGCTCAATAAAATACTCTAATAATCGTATTATATTATTGTATAATTTGATTATTATAAAAAATTTGCAAAAATTTGATTAAAAATTATTTAAAGTTTTATGACGTATTGAAAACAAACAATTAAGATGTCTTCCTTTAACGCAAACAATATGAACACTCAATCCGGAAATATTTATCGTGCTAATAATGTAGATTTTACTAAGTTCACATTTAGCGAACCTGTAGCAAACAAATATGGCGGCCGCTCAAGCCGAGTTAAATACGCTGGTCAAGATTTCTTCATTCAAACTCCTCGTATGAGATTACCTTATGGTCTTGGTAAATGGGTTGATACTACTAATCCAGACAAAGTCAAATATTCTGTTGACTTCTCATTATCAGGTTATAACAAAAATAAACCAGATGAATATAACCCACGCACTGCTGAATTCTTTGATTTCTTAAGTAATCTACAACAATGTATGATAGATAATGGTATTAAAAATGCTATTACTTGGTTTGGCAAGCCAAGTGAAACCGTTCGTAAAAGTATTGAAAATGACCCTGATACTTATATTCGTGATTTAATCAAATATGCTAAAGATAAACAAACTAAACAAGTAACTGATAAATATCCACCAACATTTAAAGCACACGTTGTTACTTGGGAAAATAAATTCATCATTAAAGCTTATGATGAAAGTGGTAAAGAAGTCAATGACTTTGAAACTGCTTTCGTCAAAGGAACTGAAGCTGTTGCTATATTAAAATTAAAAGCTGCTTCATTCCAAGGTAAAAGTGCTGGCTTAAAGTTTGATTTAGTCCAAATTAAACTATATCGTCCAGCTGGTATTCCAGACTATGCTTTCATTGATGATGAAAATGATAGTAAACCAATTCGTAAGACTGCTTCTATGGATGATGAAGATGATAGTGATAGCAAACAAGGTTATTCAAATACTGTAGAAGATAGTGACGATGAACCTGTTCAAGTAAAAGATGAATTAGATGATGATGAAGAAGAAAATGATGAAGAAGAAGATGAAGAAGACGAACGTCCTCCAACTCCTCCTCCAGCAAAGAAAACTACAAAAAAATCAACTGAACAAGTCGCACCTACTAAATCAACTGTTGCTAAAAAGAAATAAATAACACATACGAGTTAATCATATAATATATATTATATCAATAACTCACACAACAATTTTTTATTTTTATATTATATAAATATGGGTAAAAAAATGAAAGGTGGTGATGGTGGTGAAGGAGTTTTATTATTAATAGCCGCATTAATTTTGTATATAGGATATTAAATCGGTAAATTTTTAAAAGAAAAACTAAATGTAAGTACTACAGTAGC